TCAATAGTTTTTATTTCTGTTTCGGCAGATGTCATTGCTTCACGCAATGTTTTTGCTTTATCTTTAGCCGTACACATTTTATGTTCACGTGTATCTTCTGTTATCTCTTGAGTACAAGTAGGGCAAGTATTGTTATCTTCATAGAACTTAGCAGTAGTAACCACATCAGATATTTGACGCATAAACTGAGCTTGATATTGACTAAGTTTAGATTTCTTATTACCTAATGATTTTAAGGAATCATCAAGACCATTATTAGTATCGGCCACAAAATTAGACAATGATTGATTCAGGGTCTGAAGCTGGTCAATTTCTACCTTAATAGAATCAATCTTTTCTGTCTTTTGCTTTAAATGAGTTTTATTAATTTCTGTAATATCGCGTATATGATTCTTTTGCATTGTCAATTTTTCTTTGACTAATTCAAGGGCATACACAATAGATGTAATGTCTTCTTTAAGACGCGATAGTTTTTCTTTTAAGATACCATTCATTTTACCAAAAATTTGAATATCTAAAAGATCTTCAATAACTTCTCTTCTGGCATATGTTGGTAACTGCATAAATGGAATAAAAGAAGAGGAACCAAGTACAATGATCTGATGAAAAGATTTGTGGTTTAACTTTAAAATATTTTGTTCTAAATGTTTTTGATAGTCACGAGCCTGAGCTGCCTGATTAATCATAGCACCATTTTGCCATATTTCAAACTTAACTGGTTTAATACCACGAATAACTTTGAAGTCATGATTAGCCGCAGAAAATTCTACTTCAACGATAGCAGCTTTATTATTTATAGAATTAACTAGTTGATTCTTGTTGACGTTTCGATGTGCCTTACCAAATAACACAAATGACAGAGCATCTAACATAGTTGATTTGCCCGCGCCATTTTCTCCTACAATTAATGTACTAGGCGAACGGTTTAATGATACTTCAGTAAATGCATCTCCAGTAGATAAAAAGTTTTTCCATCTGATAGTCTTAAACAGTACCATAACTAAATAATCTCCTCATTTACTGCTTCGACATATATTTCACGCATAAAGGCTTTCATACGATTTTTATCCAGTTCAGTATCAATTGCATCAACATACGAATCTAACAGAGTTGTGGTATCGTCAATTGATATATTATCATCAGAAACATTCTGACCTTGAAACTCTTCGAAAGTTTCTGCTACCTTAAATTCATGTGTGTCGACCTCAAGTATCTTATCAACAAATGTATCAAACAAATATGGGTCAGACTTATTGACTACCACAAGCTTGACAAACTTTTTTACTAAGTTACTTAGATCGTATTGTTTATTATAATCCATTTTACGATCATCGTAAACAATTTTTTCAAATAAATTTAAAGTATTTTGTACTGGTGTCAAAGTTCTTGTTTTGGTATCAATAACATGAAAGTATTTAGGATCATGAGCATCTGCCCAAGTAAATTCCATTTGAGCACCAAGGTAATTAATATTGCCTTGTGTTGACTTAGTATGAAAATGACCAGTCAGTACGGTCTCAAATCTATCAAATGCCTCAGTACCCATGCCGTGTGTATTGATTACGCCTTTCATAAGTTCAAACCCGTTCAACTCTAGATGAGCACCAACCCATGATGCATCACAAGAACTTAAGAACTTCATTGTATCATGATAGTTTTCATTATTAATCCAAGGGACTAGCGCAATACGAAGACCTTCGTAATCCATTACAGTTGGCTTCATAACAATATTTACATTGTTAGTATAGTAACCCATCAGTTCTTTTAATGAACATAACTCATTTGTTGACTTGTAAAATACATCATGATTACCAGGGATAATATCCATAGTAATACCTTCTTTCTTTAAGACATTCAAAAAGCAACTCCGATTAGAGTTCAGCGCCTTAAAGTTAATATATCTACGATGATCATAATAGTCGCCAAGATGGATAATATTTTTAATATTATGTTTCTTTAAGTATGGAAAGAATACTTGGTCGTAAAATCTTTCCTGATATTCAATAAAGATATCTGATGAATTACGTGCACCACAATGAGTATCATTAATCACTGCAATACGCATTATTTTTTTTCCTTACAATTATCAAAATGCCATTGTTTCATTTGAGGTATACCACCAATCTTGTTACAATAAAGGCACTCAATTTTAGGTTTTTTCTTACCAATTTTTGCTAATGACATTTTTTTCTTTGTTTCATCTGAACATTTTTGTAATCCAGTTTTTCCTTTATTCCAAGCCGTGTTTCCTTTATTTGCTTTACTAATTTTTTCTGCAGTTTCAGGACTACATTTATATTTTCTACCATACTTCGGATGGGGTTTTCCAGTTTTACCTAACCAAACTTTAGCATTATTTTCAGATATTTTTTTCCTAGTTTCTTCTGTCTGTAGATGACCATGAAAGTTTGGGTTTTTTTCACCAGTCATGCCATACATAGGATTAAGTATGCCTTTCATACTTTCTGTGTTTGTGAACGGCTCATAATCAACACCCTCAATAAGTGGCGTTGGATTTAAGCCAAACCAACTGTGCTTGTTCACAAATTCTTGAGAAGCTATATAAATATTTTTAGACATGATATGACTCCTTACTAGTCTTATTGTGTTTAGAGGGAGAGTGTTATCTTGCCAGATCACTCTCCTTTGTTTTTATTTATATGTTATACCATAAACAGTTCAATGCCCTTCTTTGTTTTTTCTTGAGCAATAAGGGTTTTCATTTTAGTATCTGCCGTTCTAACTCGGTCAATTCTATCACGCAAGTAATCAACAAATGGCTGGTTGATAGCAGCATCATATTCGCTTAACGAATCAATTTGCATAAGGTCTTCAACAGAAGCCATTTCAATAAACCGAAATTTGATTTCTTGTTGTTTCTTTTCCTTTGCAAGTCTTCTTAAGAATGCATAGAAACAAATTTGAGTAAAATATGAGAATGCATTAGGAGTACCAGTTCTAGTAGCTGCATCAATATTATAGTTTAAGATTGCACGAAGGCAATTCTCTACTCCGTCCATTACCATTTCTTCACGATAGGTATATCGTATGAAGTTTGATTTATGTGACAGGCCTTCAGATATTTTTAAAAAGGATAGCGCAATATAGTCAGGAACAATCGGAACTGGTTTTTCTTGTTCCTTTGCCAGATTAACGCTTTTGACATAATCAACAACCGCTAGTGAGAATTCTTTATTGTTGACATAGTTGACAGGCTTCTTTGCTATCATGGTGTGTACTCCGCATAAGTGTATTATATATTATACAACAGTTTCACATAAATGTAAACAAATAAAATAATTGTTGACAGATCTTGAAAAATGGTATATAATAATAACTATGGTTCGGCGGGGGAATATACTAGATTAGTACAAACCAATATTGCTACAATTATTATTGTATTATCAGTTTGCACTAGTATATTATTGTTGTTGTTGACAGATCTATGAATATAGTATATAATAACTACTATGGTACGGCGAGGGAATATACTAGACTAATGTATCGTTGGTGGTATTTCATCTATTGATTCAATATCATATTCAGAATCATCATCGTATTCATCAATATTTATATCATTGAACTCATGTTCAGTACTTTCAGTATCAAGACACATACGAATGTATTTTTCCTTAACACTATTCGAGCATTCAGCAAATGATATAATATGCATTTTAGATAGACCACATATATTTGATTTAGCTAACGGATGCCAGTCAGTAAAGTAGAATGCCTGCGAGTCCTTGTCGGCCATATTATGTAATTGCATTGCATTAGATATTAAAATAATATCCTTATCATCCTTTGTTACATATGATATAATATCTTCGCCTGAGGATAATTTAAAGTGCCTAATATCAACATCATCTAGTTCTTTCACAGTGCTACCTCATATATTTTATAGGTGAAACGTTCTTTTGTATATATTTGAATTCTTTGTGCAGAATGTTGTAGGGTATAGTTTTTATGATTCTTATAATGAAGATCATCTGCTATATCATATAACACCGTATCACGACCATCATCAGATTTCCTTAGCCCACGACCAATTGATTGTAGGACTCGAATTTGCGACTTTGATGGTGATGCAAATATAATATTATGTATATTCCGAATATTAATACCAGTAGAGAATACACCAGCAGAAGCAACAATAATAGCATTCTTTTCTGTTTCGACAATACGTCTAAATGCTTCACGATCATCGACTGGCGTTTCGCCTGATACATAAAATACTTTACGCCTTTCATGTGCTCTTTCGGCTATCATATTATATAGGGGTTTACCTTGCTTAACCACATATTGAAACAAGACTAAAGTATTTCCATCTTGGTCTAATGCCAGATTAGATATAAACTTATTACGCGGTTCATGTTGAACAATAAAATCAATTTCGTCTTGATATGTTGCTTTTTTCAAATTAAAGCAATGATCATTATGATACTTCAATAACAATATATTGATTTTAAGTTTAGCAAGATCACCAGCATCCATCAATGTCTTTGTTGTCGTTACATAATAACAAGGACCAAAGAGTCCTTCAAGAACTAATTTATGAGTCTGAGCTCCGTCTAGTGTGCCGGTTGTACCAAAACGATATTCGGCATCTTTCATCTTTGTCAGTATTGATATGAGCGACTTAGCCTTAAAGTTATGAGCCTCATCTCCAAAGACTGCGCCAAACTGAGAAAACCATTGTTGTGGTAATTTATATATTGACTGCCATGTAGAAACAATAATTAGTTTTTTAAGATCTAACTTTTCTTTACCAGAATATATCATATGGCAGAGTTCATCACTATCAAACGATTCATCAAATGTTGCATAGTCCTTAAAGTCAGTACACATTTGTTGAACAAGAGAAGTAGTCGGCACAATCACTAAAATCTTTTTGTCATTGTTCTCTAGGTAATATCTAATCAGTAAGTAAATAATTAATGACTTACCAGAACCAGTCGGTGATATTAACATTGCTTGTTTATTTTGCAGTCCTTCTTGAACCGCACGTATTTGATAATCACGAGCCTTGATGACTTTACCATTAGATGCTAGTGGTATTTTATCAATAAACGACATATCAACCGTACCATCAATTGAGCCTGGGTAACCATAATAACTGTCATGTTCTACTTCAATAGAATAGCCACGACCTTCTGCATTTGCAAATTCTTGAAGATATTTAAACAGACCGCTGTATAGTTCACGAGTTCTTGAATCATATAGTCTAACCTTGCCGTCCCACATCTTGTTCTTATATGATGGCATAAATTTATAGCCTGGCACATAAAAGGTAAAAAAGTCCGTAAGCTCATTCATAACAGAAGGAGATGCTTCTACATATAAGTATGCATGATTCTTTTTACGAACTTTTATTATATCCACTTTATCCACCAGATGTAAATTGACGCCATTTAA